TTAGCCGGTTTATCTAAAGAAGCCTCTAAAGCAATTATAGAGGAAGCAAACAGAGTGGATCAGATACAAGATGTAGATGAACAAATGGCCGAACAAGAAAGATTAGTACGAGGCATTAAAGGTTACAACCGAGGCGGCCGTGTAGGCTTAGCCAAAGGACCTAAAGATCCAGGTCGAAGATTATTTATAAAAGGTGTGGCTGCAGCATCAATGATTCCTATTCTTGGCAAATATTTTAAACTTGCAGAACCAGTAGCAAAAGCTACAAAAGCTGCTGCACAATATACAGGTCCAGTTATCGAGAAAATTAAAGGACTCGAGTGGGTGCAGTTTCTTGCTAAGCGACTTTGGACTGAAGGAGATGACGTTACTAAAACAGCGGCAACGATGGATGGTCAGGTTGTCAGACGAGGTACACTAGAATCTGGTGATGAAGTGGATATGATTTATGATACAAGAAGTGGAGATGTAAGTTTTGAAGTTTCTGGTAAAGGGGGTCAGCAGACAACAAGTGGTGCTTATAATGACCCTTATGCACTAGACTATAAAGCTGCTGAAGTTATTGAAGAGACAGGTACAAAAACAAAACCTAAAATTGAAGTCGGAGAAGCTACACCAAGACAAGTGGGTCCTGAAGACGTAGAACTAGAAGGAGATATGTTTTCTGCAGATGATGCACTATCAGATTTAACAGAATTAGAAGCATTTGCGAAGAAAAAGCTTACTAAAGAGGTACACAAGACAAAAGGCACTAAACCTAAAAATACATCACCTGACTTTGAAGGGCCAGAGCCTGATTTGGATGACTTTGACATTGATTAATATGATTAAACAGGTTAGAACAATTAGAGCGGAGAAATTAAATGGCTGATATTGATAAATCGTTACCTAATGTTAAACAAACATTAAATATTCCTAATCCAGAAGAAGTTCAGATAGAGGAAGAGAAAAAATTAATTGAACAACAAGAAGATAAACCTATCGACGTTCAAGAAAACGAAGATGGTAGTGTTGACGTTGATTTTGACCCTTCTATTGGAAGTGTGGAACAAGGTGATGACCATTTTGCAAATTTAGCAGAACTATTACCGGATGACGTTTTAGATCCTTTAGGAAATGAGCTTTTTAATAATTATACCGATTACAAAACATCAAGAAAAGATTGGGAACGATCTTATACATCAGGATTAGACTTATTAGGTTTTAATTATGATGATAGAACCGAACCTTTTAAAGGTGCTAGTGGTGCAACACACCCAGTGCTTGCGGAAGCGGTTACACAGTTTCAAGCTTTAGCTTATAAAGAATTATTACCTGCAGGTGGACCCGTACGAACACAAACGGTAGGATTTCCATCTCCAGACAAAGACCAACAAGCTATTCGTGTCAAAGATTACATGAACTATCAGATTACGGATCAAATGAAAGAATACGATGCAGAATTTGATCAAATGTTATTTTATTTACCTTTATCAGGGTCTGCTTTTAAAAAAGTTTACTATGATGAAATTATGCAACGAGCAGTTTCTAAATTTGTTCCTGCGGATGATTTAGTTGTTCCCTACACAGCAACTTCTTTAGATGATTGCGAATCTATTATTCATATGGTTCGTATGACTGAAAATGATTTAAGAAAACAACAAGTGGGAGGATTTTATAGAGATTTAGAATTAAATCCTTCTTATATGAATGAATCAGAATTAGAGAAAAAAGAAAGAGCCCTTGAAGGAACAACACGTGGAAGAGATGATCGTATGTATACACTTCTTGAATGTCACGTTGATTTAGATTTAGAAGGTTTTGAAGACGCCGGACAGGACGGCGAACCTACAGGAATTAAACTCCCTTACATTGTAACTTTAGAAGAAAACACAAGAAAAATATTATCAATTCGTAGAAATTATGAAATGGGAGACGCAAAGAAAAAGAAAATTCAATACTTTGTACATTTTAAATTTTTACCAGGATTAGGTTTTTATGGCTTTGGTTTAATACATATGATTGGCGGATTATCAAGAACAGCAACCGCTGCATTAAGACAACTTTTAGACGCAGGAACTTTATCGAATTTACCCGCAGGATTTAAAATGCGTGGAATAAAAATGAGAGATGAAGCACAACCTATTCAACCCGGTGAATTTAGAGACGTTGATGCACCTGGAGGAAATTTAAGAGATGCTTTCATGCCACTTCCTTTTAAGGAACCTTCTCAAACACTATTACAACTTATGGGGGTCGTAGTTTCTGCAGGACAAAGATTCGCTTCTATAGCGGACCTGCAAGTAGGTGATGGGAATCAACAAGCAGCAGTGGGTACGACCGTAGCTATGTTGGAGAGAGGTTCAAGAGTCATGTCAGCTATTCACAAAAGATTATATTCTGCTATGAGACAAGAATTTACTCTTCTAGCAAGAGTTTTTAAACTTTATCTACCACCCGTATATCCATACGATGTTGTTGGAGGCCAAAGGCAAGTTATGCAAACGGATTTTGACGACCGCGTAGATATTTTGCCAGTTGCAGATCCAAATATTTTTTCACAAACTCAGCGTATCTCCCTTGCGCAGACGGAATTGCAATTGGCAACCTCAAATCCAGAACTGCATAACCAATATGAAGTTTATAGAAATATGTATGAAGCCTTAGGTGTTAAAGATATTGATTTAATATTAAAAAAACCACCAAGACCCATGCCAAAAGACCCAGCATTAGAACATATTGACGCTTTAGGCGGAGTTAAGTTTCAAGCTTTTCCAGGACAAGACCATAGAGCACATATTACAGCCCATTTAAACTTTTTAGCTACAAATATGGTTAGAACAGCACCAATGGTTATGGGTGTTATTGAAAAAAATTGCTTAGAACACATTTCTTTAATGGCACAAGAGCAAGTTGAGCTAGAATTTAGAGATGAAATGCAACAATTAGCACAAATGCAGCAAATGATGCAAAATCCACAAGCTGCGCAGCAAAATCCACAGTTGCAACAACAAGCAACGTTCTTACAACAAAAAATTGATGCAAGAAAAGCTGTTTTAATCGCTGAAATGATGGAAGAGTTTATGAAAGAAGAAAAAGCAGTCACTTCTCAGTTTGATCATGACCCAATTGCTAAATTAAGAGCAAGAGAACTTGATATTAGAGCAATGGACAACGACGCCAAGAGAAAAGAAGCTGAACAAAAAATTAATCTAGACCGTATGAAGGCTATGATGAATCAACAAAATACGGAAGAAAAAATAGATCAAAACGAAGAATTAGCAGAATTAAGAGCCGATACTTCTCTTGAAAAACAAGAGATGGCAAACGAAGCTAGAGAAAAATTAGCTAGAATGAAATCAAACGGGAGTTCTAGATAATGGCCTGGTTTGGATTAGCTAAAATAGCATTACAAGCGGGAGGTAAAATTTATGCCAACCGTCAAAGAACGAAGATGGCAATGTCTGACGCACAGTTAATGCATGCACAGAAGATGGCCAGTGGCGAAGAACAATACCAGGGCAAATTGCTAGAAGCGAGACAAAACGACTACAAGGACGAAATCGTTCTTTGCATTTTGACACTTCCCATAATAATCCTTGCCTGGGGAGTCTGGACAGACGATCCGGCGGCCATGGACAAGATAAAAATCTTTTTTGATCATTTTTCGGCTTTACCCAAATGGTTTACCAATTTATGGATACTTGTATGTGCCAGTATATTTGGTATAAAGGGAACACAAATATTTAGAGGAGGTAAAAAATAATGGTTAGTAAATATATTAAAGCTGGAAATGCAGTGTATAATGCTGTAAAGCCTTTAGCTACAAATTTAGGAGCAAAATCGGTTACGAAAATGAAGGAACTTGCTTCAAAAGCAAAGCTAGAAGCGGCTAAATTTGACTTAAAGCAAACTAAAGTTAAACTAGCTAAAACATTTGAAAAATCAGATAAGGTTCTAAATAAACTTAAAACAACAGTTAGGAGAAACAGATAATGCCAGGAATAGAAATAAAAGGAAGAAGTAAAAGAGCAAACTACCGTGACGGTGGTAGAGTTAAATATGCAGCAGGAACACCGAAAGAACTTTCTGGTGGACAGAAAAAATTAGATAAAGACGGGGATGGAAAAATCTCTGGTAAAGATTTTGCTATGATGAATAAAGGTGGCAGAGTTAAAAAATCTATGGGCGGTGGACTATACGAAAACATTCATAAAAAAAGAGCTAGAATAGCAGCAGGCTCAGGAGAGACAATGGCTAAGGCTGGAGACTCTGGAAGACCTACAGCTAAAAATTTTACAGAATCAGCAAAGACAGCTAAAAAAACATAATGTTTTCTGTTATTGGAGTTAAAGGTGGAAAAACTGTCGGCATCGGCCGTGGTGGTAAAAATCTAATTGAGAAGAAGAAAAAAAATAGAGTAAATCTTAACCAAGGTGGTTATATCGGTAGCTCAATTAACTCTGAATACGATGGTGTTAAATTATCAAATCCATCATATAAGACATACTACAAAGGCATGCTTAAATGAGAATGTACTACAATGGCGGCGGTGC